AACCCATTAAAATTATAGTTTCTAACATTAAATGGTAACCCGTCCGATATGTTCCAATCAATTTGAGTATCACCTGAATAGTAAGTCAAGTTCTCGTTTATTACCGAACTATTAGGATATGAAATATAAAAAGACCAATTGTATTTTGACGCTTGTTTTGGTTTATAATTTATATGCGTATTATCAGTGTCGTTTCTAATTATATCAAATTCATAATGTTGGGGATAACCACTCCATAAATTATTAACTAATGAAATTTCGGGATTCACATAGTATAGATTGTTTTTGAAATAGGAATATAACCCTAACCCAATTATATTATTATCATAAATGTATGATAACTTAAACGTGGGTCTAAATGCGGTACCACTCTGTCTTTCATTATCCGCAAGGGTTGCTAAGTTAATATCAACTATTCTATCACCCTCATTTAGTTCCCTAAAAGTTTGGTTGAATTCATTTGGTACCGTATAATCATTATTCGGAGCTCCCTTAAATCTTTGTTCTGATTGTAATATGTTAATACTTCTCATTATAATTCTTCAACCGGTTTTATATATTTTGTGATAAATCTATCCATAGCACTTTTACCTCTTTTAAGACCAAAGTAAAAATAAAATGGAGATCCTTGCAAAATTTTATCATTGTTCATATTATAAATAATCGGATCATACCCTCCTTGATTATTTAATTTGAAAATATATCCAAGATTTGTTAATGGGTTATCAGGATTTGGTTGGAAATATGGTGTTTCCATTCTATCCAACTCTTGGAAATTAGTACCACTTAATGATATATTCTGAGTTGTAGCTGGTTCCCAATTGTTATTTTCCAAACCAAATATCACATTATTAGAGACACCAGTATCTGTATCGTCATTATATATTTTCCAATAATAATATGGTACTTTTTGTGAATATGTCGGGATATTATCAGAAATAATACGACTACTGTCTTGTAATCTAACAACTCGTTTAGGACTAATTAGATCACGAAGTGTGGTATTTCCTGTATAAAAAATACCCATAACATTTTCATCCAAATAAATCGGATTTGATGTAGTTCCTGTAACACTATAATTATCAAAATCAAATCCATTAACCCCAAACATTGAATTTATTTGTAACATCTGTGCAAAGTCCCCATCAACTCGGTCACCTTCTCTTGAGAAGAACGCTTGTATGTTACCTCTTTGCCAGAAGTTTTTATTGATCAATCTAGAAATTAAAAATAACGATAGTAGATCAGAAGTGTCCGAAAAACTAGTAACGGGTAATTGGTCCATAACATACCCTTCATATTCTAAATTCAAAACAACCTCTTTAATCCAACTTTCTCTAGGTCCTAAATCCATAATAGTTGTTGGAAATAGATAATCCGCCTGATTACCAACACTCTGTGTTTGAGACTGTACCGTTGAGTTTATATTAAAATCCCATGAAGTTTGATGTTGTGTTTTACCTATGAATAAATTAGTGGTATCATTATATGGTGCGGACCTATAATAGTAGGTATTTGACGCATCGTGTAATACAACTAAATCCTTACAATATCTTGAATACGGATTATTATTTGAATCAAAGAATCTATCGTTCTGAATGGTAAATGCGAATAAATTACCATTAACCCAACTATTAGTAAACGTTTGTCCAAATATACCTCTACAAGATGCAAATGTAATTCTAAATCTTGTTAACCAATCACCCACTAACTTAAAATCGTTATTTCTACCAAATAAAGATCTAATTGGCGGATTTACTAACTTATAACACCCATTATCTAATATTTCACGATCCGCAGCATTTGTATAACAATCATTTGGTTTTGGATTAACACCAAAATTAAATCCTGAACCACTATAACAATCAAAATTAGTCATAGTAGAACAAGCAAAAGCATTAACTACTGAATTTTGTAAAGTACCACCACTATAATCAGCCGCAGAATTTGTATTATCAGGTTCGGTAGTTGTTAAACTTGTCTGAACTATAGTACCATTGTCCGAAAAAACTGAAAAATTAAAAGATCTACTTTGATGTAAAACAAAACTATTATTGTTATATCTCTCTTCTGTTGAAGATGTTGGTAAACGGTCGGTTCTCATAACAATTCTTGAAGCGTCATTAACCAATGTTCCGAAATTAAGGTTGTTCGCCTCAATCAAATATGAATACCCATAAGAATAATATCTTGGTTTGTCAAAATTATCAATAAACATAAATGAAGCACCTTCAATATATTCACCAGGATAATATGGTCGTCCTCTTAAAACTCCGGTAGGTGTATTTGGATTATATAATACAAATTTATTATTAACATTATACATACCCATATAACGGTTTATTAAAATAACTTCACCATTAACAGTTAAATCAAATGCCGATTTGTTATCAACAATACTATTATCAGGGAAACTATTTGTAGTAACACTACTATCCATAGCACTATAATACTTCAAATTATCAGTATTATATGTTTGGAAATCATTACCGGGTAGGATACTATAACTAGGATAAAATACATACTTACCCTCACTACCCGCACCATTAGAAGTTATGTTTTGGTGTCTAGGTAATACTAAATTGTGATTAGAATTAACCGTGAATTCACTATTTCTAATAGGAATGTTAAGTTTGTAATTTCCAGTCACTACGTGTTGACCCCAATTTTGTTTACCTAAAATCCTACTAATATCATAAGATATATTCATTCTTTCGGAATTAGGATCAACACCCCTAACCAAAATTATGATTTCCTGTGATAAATAATCTTGTACGTTAGCTAAAGTATATTGTGGAGAACCAGGAACCGATGATGGGTTGTTCCAAGTACCTGAACCCTCATTTGAATAAACATATGTTGGTGTTGCTAAAAACCCTGTTTTTAATGAGTTGTTCCATGAACCATCCGCCAAATATTGTATGTCCCCATAAGTGTATCCTGTGATAACTTGGAAATATTCAATATCTGTTGGGAATTTAATTTGTTTAAGTCCACTTGATTGTGATACAGCATAAGTCGTGATGTTATTACCACCAAATTGTGTGGTAGGATCCGCCCAAGTAACATTTATGGATGATGTGTTAATTGATGTTCCTGTAACACCAGAATCACCTAAATCGGTATATGTCTTACTAGGGTTTGGATCTTTTGAAAATTTAGGATCAACAAAAGATACTATCGTACCTGCCGATAATACAGATAATGTTCCTGATTCAACCATAAGAACCATAACATTATCATAGTGGTATTTACCAACGTTACTTGTTATATCAGGTCTAACACTAACTTTAATTCTATTAGGTGCCGGACCACCTCTATAAGATGAAGCGATATCATAATCATAATACTTTGACTTAGTATTGAATAAGTTTAACCTCTCAGGTAAGTTGATGTCGTATGACCAAAAACTAACATCAGTACCATCTGTTTTTTCAACGATACCATAAGAACACTTAAACCCAGCACCTTCATTAGCATCACCAGTATATCCACCAAATACTTGAGTTATCGCCTCTTTTTGATAATCTAACAAGTATGTTGGAGCATCATATCCTGAAGGCATCATAATATTACTTAACGCACTATCACCCGCAGTTGAGATGAAATCCTGATACTCAGTAGCCTCGGTATCTTCAACATCAAAACTATTACAATTACAAACCTCACAATCAGGGTATGATAAATTAGGTAATGTAATACCTTTAAGTAATTGTTTGGGTATATCTTTTAACTTTAATGGTTGTGGGCAAGTTAAATTAACTCCCGGTATTTTATTAACCGCAAAACATAATGATCTTAATATAAAAACAATAGTAGCCAACACAGGAAAAAGAACAATTCTCAATAATGGCCAAATAAATGAAAGAATATGAACAACAATAATCAGTGGATAAAATATTATTGAAAGTAATGGTAACAAAATATTTATGATCGTAAAAAATAAATCAAAGTTCCTTACAGCGTCTGTTGCAGGATATTTGTAATTTTCACTCTCACAATCCGTACTTGTAATCTCTTTAATACCAATAAATCTACCCCTCACTTGTCCATTTTGGTATCCATCCATAAGTTGTGATACCGTATAAACTTTATTATATTTGAACAGATAAAATGTGTCTTCACAATTTACCGCACTATCATAATCATAATAATCATCCCAACTTAAACTAAATGCGTATGATTTTTGAACCGCATCATATTCAGTACTACCCGATACATAATAATTAGGATCATTATTACCTGTAGTCCAACCGTGTTCCCTAATATTAGGAACTAAAAAATATGCTCGTTTAGGACCATCATCTAAATTGTTTGATTGTTGCCATTTAACTTTAAATCTATTTCTGGATGTGGTAGGAACACCAACTTTAGGATCTGCACTTATAATCTGATCCCCAAACTCATTGGTGGTTACATAATCCATATTCATTGGGAGGTCAACTAACCAAGTACCATTATCATCAATTACTTTACCATTATTATCTAATTCAAAGGATTCTAAGATTGGCTTACCATCACTATCAACTTGTATTGTTTGTCTAATTGTTGATATTGATCCGGGTCCAACAACTAATCCACATAGATCACCACCTTCAGTTGTTGGTTTACAATTTCTTTTAATCTTTCTATTCTCTTGGGTTGAAACTAAAGATCCCATAAAAACCGCAGTGGGTTGTATGTTAATATCCGCTTCTTCCCTTAAATCAAAATCAACTCTTTGAATTCTTGTTAAACATAAATCAGGTGATCCCCAAAATGGTTGTACATCAATAACCTTACTAATACTTATGATTTGTGGTAAAGTTGATAGATCGGTTGATGATTTGAATTGTGAACCATTAACTTGAGCCTCAGTAGCCCTTCCAACACGAATTAAGTCTTGAGGTGAAAAAGAAAATGGGCCCATATCACTCAAATCTAAATCCATAAAGACAACTTGTTGTCCAAGTGGTACACCCATAATCATAAAGTCACCACTCTCATTCGTTTTTACTACAAATTTATAATATTTGTCATAAACCTCAATCACCGAACTATCGGTTAATACATCAGTTTCAGTTGGAAATGTCCCTGTTGGAACGTGATTAGTGTATGATGATACATATGGTAATAAATTATATCTATAACCATCCTCATTCTTATCTGTAACACTTTTATATGGATATAAGGTTGAGATAACCGGATCTTCTTCGTCTTGTTGTGATAGTGGTATGAAAACAGAAATTTTAGCGTTTGGTACACCATAACCCCCATTAGCAACAACTCTACCAACAATTACTCCATAATCGGAACATAATCTAGAATAAACCTCAGACTTAGTAATTTTTAGTGATAAAATCTCTAAAAAATCATAATCTTGTTCTAAATTAACAACTACTTGATTATCTACACCTACCTGTGTTCGTATTCTATATGAATTTGACATACTCTTTTTGAATAAATACTTAATTTAGTATTTTCAAAAGATAAGATTAAAGATATAAAAATAAATCTTACGAGAAACTAACCGTCTTAAAGTCCTTAACTCTAACGGTAATATCTTTATTTGGGAATCTAATTTGATAAATTTGGTTTGGTTCCGCAAATAAAGTACCATCAATCTGTTGGATCTCTTTTGTCACATTATCTAAATATGGTTGAGATGTTTGAGATGAACTATACTCACCACCTACCTTATTAAATACAGAAATATTTGGTACAGATATTACACCATTTTGTTGTTGGATTAACCTTGTTAAATCAGAAATATAAATATTTTGTCCCATCTCTCTAAGAGCCGGACTAAAGAATGTTGAAACCTGATCAATAACATTTGCAATAACATTACCTCTGTTTTGTGACGCATCTAATACCACTGACACATCAATAGACACGTCAATAACGTTTGCAACGTCAATACTAACATAATCATTTATCATTCTATAATTTGATAAATAATTGGCTAAATTAACTTTCAAAGTATTGGATACTTGTTGTGTCAACGCACCATTATTATCGTATGATAATATTTGCACGATTATTTTATTATTTTGTTCAGTAATTGCCACTTTAGCCGGTGCCCCGAATGTTGATGGCATTTTCCTAATTAAACTCTCATAATCGTTAATAGTTACCGCTCTGTTTTGAGATGCAAAATTAAATCCAACATAATTCCTAACCTCATCAACAGTTGGAAAATTGGACCCCCCAATAGCCGCAGTTACGTTATTACATACCAATGAATTTATCACCGTTTGATTTGTAGATTGTGATGGACCTGTAATATAAAAATCAACAGCACCGAATTGTGTAATAGTATTTACCCCAATATTTGATTGTAAACCACCACCAATTCTATATTGAACAAACAATGTTGTATTCGCCTTTAACGCAGAACCTAATGAAAAATTATTTTGATATTTTTGTAAATCTAAAGGTGTTCCCAATCTTGTAAATTCACGAAGTTGGTCTTCGGCAGAATTAGTACCACCCCCAAATGTCATCTTCAAAAATCCTTCAGGTGTAAATTCAGTAATATATCTGTTTTGTGTTTGGATGTACTTACCAACTTTGGTACCCGGATTGTCTGATACTTTGGTAGGATCTTCAACAAATACTCTATCTTCCGCAAGTGCCGATACCTCATACCAACGACCCTCTAATGTTAAGAAATCTTGATTTGACGGAACATTGACAAAGTTAGTACCATCTTTAACAATAACAGAAGAAACCCCTAAAACGTTTCTTTCAGGTAAAAACAATTCAAAAAATGGTCTAACATCCGCAGGTGTTATTACTCGCTTAAATACTTTTGTAATACCATTAACAACAACTTCTCTTTTTGTTATCGTATAGTTAGTTAAATTATTATTGGCATCAAAATTTGGTATTTTCAATCTATTTGGATATCCTTCGGCATTGAATGGTGATGAGAAATCACAATCATTAACCAACTCAAATACTTGTCCCGCACCTACCACTTGACTACCTCGTCTCATAATTCCCAAATATCTAACATCCTCCTTGTCACCAAAAACAGGTACTGTTATTGAGATCTCAACTAAAGAAACTGAAGGTCTATATCCCGGTATTTTAAGACCGTATGTTCTGGCAATATTATATACTGAAGATCTTTGCTGTGCCGATTGGAGAACAGTTTCCTGAATACTTCTATCAATATGGTAATGTAAGTTATCCGCAATCGCCGCGTTTAAATCCATCAACACTGAGAATGTTGAAGCATCATTAAAATTCTGAATTAAATCGGGGTAATACGTTTTTGTAAAATTTACAAGTTCGTCTCTTAAACCTGCAAAGTCCCTCGGAGTGTATGATATTTTTTTAGCCATATAAATTAAATATTGATGATAACAAAGTCAGGTGAATTAAAAACACTGTTCGTATTTACATAATCAATTCTTACTTTCGCAGTGTATTCTGATACATTCTGATTAGGGAGGTATAATTGTTGATTATCTATATTTTGTTGGTTTGAAACTAATTGAGTTTCTTCTTCACCGGTCAATGCGGTTATTGTTATATTTGTGATTTTTAAGTTAGGTAAATATTGTTCACAACTTTCTCTAATATCACTTTCAATCCCATCAAAAGTAGGACCATCTAATGGTTCAAAAATATATTCATATAATCTAGTACCAAAATTAGGTAAAAAATACCTACTACCCTTACGTGTTAATAGTAAGTGAATTAAGTTTGATCGGATTTCTTCATCCGCATAATCAGTTAAATCCAAATAAGTACCACTAAATGAATCCCTAAAAGGAAAAGTTATACCGTATGTTCTACCATTTGCCATATTTTATAAATACACCACTTACGAAAAGTATTATTGTCCTAACTCCTTTTTTATTTCCTGTATTTTTTCATACG